TCTGCTCTACCACTTGCTGAGCCTTCGGTTGAAGTTTCAACTGTTGATGGAGATATAGAAGCTACTAAAGATTCTACTGCAGGAACTATTTCTGTTCTTAAAGGTTCTTTTTGACTTAAAGGTACAATTTCTGTTGTATATCCTCTATCAATTAATTCAAACTTTGCATCACTGTATTCTGCTGCTGCAATACTTATTGTGTTCTTTTCTTTTTCTTCTGTTCTTATTATAATATATTCTTTTGGAGAAATATCGGTTTCTTCTTCTCCTGTTGCAATAGTAGTAGAAGTTAAAGACCAGATAACATCAGCATCTGGAGTCTCTGAGAAAGCTGAACTTACAGTTACAGATGTACTTGTAAAGCTATCTACAGCTTTGCTTTCTACTCTTACAGACTCCGACCAATATAATTGAACTAAGTTTCCTGAATCATCTTTTACGTTTGCTGATTTTTGTTGAGTATCGATTGACGCACCATCTTCATCTAGAAGAACTAAGTCTCCAAGAACATATGCAGTTGAATTTATAGTTGCTTTTTCTTGTTGTAAATAAGCACCGCCTTTTGGATATATTAAATTCAAAGAGTATGCTTTAGTAGAAGTATTTAAACTAATTTCTCTATCTAAAGGTATTACAGTAGTGCTTCTTGTTCCTGTATTTGAAACTCTGCCTGAGTGTTCTGTATTTTCTCTATCTGCGTCTTGAACTTCAATTACATCACCAGGTTTTAATGCTATAGCATTTAGACCCGTTGAAAAAGTAACTACTTCTTTCTCAAGTTTTTCTGTTAAAATATTCCACTTACCAAATCTATGCGCTTGTCCCTGACTTGTACAACCTGTTGCAACTACATCTTTTGAAATTATTTTTCCAGTCTCTAATATATGTTGAGTATCCTCTACTATTTCTACAGCTTGTTGATAGTTATCTTCTGGATTATTCCAAGTAACTCTTACTTGATTTGAACGAAATCTTCTAGAACTTGATTGATACGAAAATTCTCCACCGATTACGTTTCCTTTTGTAAAAGTGTATACAGGACTCTTATATGCATTTATAGAAGGACTGAATTTTCCATCAAACCAAATTAATAGACCTCTAAATACACTAAGTAAATCACTTACAACTTTTTGTGCATCTTCTATTTTTGATAAGTATAAGTTTGCAGTAAATCTTGGTTCTGTTCCGCCTTTTCCATCTGGCACAAGCTCATCACAATATTTTGCTATTTGAAATAATTGAAACTTGTCAATATAAGAAAAATCATCTAAAGGGTCTACGAATTTTCCAAGACCATATCTGTCATTTGTTAAAATATCTAAAAGAATCCAAACAGGATTATCTGTCCATACAGGGGCGTAGTTTGAATGAGTAGGATCTGTAAAAGTTTTAATATCTCCTCTAAAATTTCCATCCCAATCTTGATAATCGCTTTCATTTGTTACAGTGGTATTGTTAGTAACTTTTCTTGTGTAAGAAGCTGCACTGCCTTCACTAAGTTCATGTCTTGCAAAATAGTTTGTAGGAACTTTTACCTGAAGTCCTCTAATTTCATAACTTCTTCTAGGTACTGAAGTGAATTCTTTTGCTCCAAAGATTACAGCTCCATAAGCTGTGTAAGGGTATGAAAGTTTGTCTGTAATTATATTTTGAATTGATTGTAATTGAGTTGCATTGTTCCAGTTTCTTCTTTCATTTTTACCATTTGTAGGGCTTATTTTTGCAATCTTAATTCTATATTTTGTAAAAGGTTGATATTTACTTACATCAAATGAAAAGGTTTGAACAAAAGGTGTCTTTGTTTTCTTAAAAACTGTTCCTCCATGTAAGAATGTTCCTGCATAACCACCGAAACTATCTGCACTTCTTCCAGGTAAAGGTGTTCTTGCGGCTAATTGTTCATCAGATAACCCATAGACAGCTTCAGTAACTGTATCACTAAAATCTCCTGCTACTGAGTATTCAAAAAGAATCTGAAACTCTGCAAAACAAGGCTGTTCATGCGCATCTTTTGGTTTTACTGCAATTAGTCCACTTGGAAATTTTATAGTAACTTTTATAGCATCTACTTCGCCTGGATTTGGAATACCCATCCCATCACTTGTAAAAATTAATCTTGCTGCATCTGGCTCAGAGACATCTTCCCAACCCCCACTAGCTAAATATCCAGAAGGAAAGATTGGACTTCCATTGTAAGTAATTGCATTAAAATCTGTAGTGTTTAAAGTTTGGGAAATGTTTGTTGTTAAAGAATTAGTTCCTACACTTGAAGGTAACTGTAAAAAGCTTTGATCTCTTGTACCTGACCTAAAAGCAAATCCAGCATCTTCATAATTCCATCTATTTGCTGAAGTTGCTGTAGGTACATAAGGTGTTGTTATGTTTGCGGGAACGTTTGATACATTTCTTCCTAAAGTTCCTGAGCCTTTAAGAACTGCTGTATTTCCAGAAAAAGAAGCTATTTCTGCATATAAATTTACAAGTATATTTGCTCCAGAAACAGAAGTACTTACAGGTGGATAAACACTAACATTTGTTCCATTTATTCTATAATTTATGTACCCGTAGTAAGTAGAACCATTAGGTCCTGCTCCTGGTATAGATATTGCATTACCTACAAAACTTGGGGTAAAGAAAGAAGAAGTTGATGTTATTTGAGTAGAGCCTGACGTTGTGTTAATATTTCCTGTACCAGAAGCTCTTGCGCCTGCTATGAAAATTCTAAAAGTGCCGTCATTAATATTTCTATTTTGGAATATATTACTAGAACTATTATCAGTAACAGTTCTTGTACTTGCAACATAACTTACATTGTTTGAAACTTTAGCCCCGTAGCTTACTTTAGTTATAGGGTCTAATATTGGGACTCCATTGAGAAGAACAGAAGAGGCGTCGTCTACTAAACCATAAATTGGGCCTTCTGATAATACATCAACTACTACTCCACTTTGTTTTTCTGTGCCTTGTGAAGTATTAAATGTATTATAAGTGCTTGAAGAGTTTCCTCCGCCGCCGCCGCCGCCGCCGCCGCCGCGACGACCATCATCAACAATACCTATATATTTTGCCATTATTGTCCTCCTAGATCAAAATCCCAATCGATTGCGAGAGGTTGCTGTGCTGCAACACCTGAAGGTGTTGTTTCTTCTGCTATTACGGATACTCCTGAGTTTGGTGGTATTTGTCCAGTTGTTTGACTTACTCCTCCTGTGCTTGATTTGAATGTAAAACCTGAAGAAGATGTACGTTCTCTATTTGTAAATCCAAAAGAAATTGGAGTTCCTCCAACAATTAATTGACCATATGCAAGAGGTACTGGAATACCTTCTTTTGCGTTATTTACTGGGCCATCAAAAAGAAAAGCATCTCCTCTTTCCATACCTTTTTTGGGTGCCATGTATTCTGACAGAGCTGAATTTACTAATGCTGAACCAACCATACCTGCGAGTATACCAGCAGCCGCAGCTTTCCATCCTGTTAGACCTAGTAGTCCTGCTGGCCCTAAAAACATTGCTCCTGCTACCAGAAGAGCAAAACCTACTATAAGTTTTAAAAATTTATTTGCAGAACCTGCTGGAACTGGAGTAATAATTAAATCATCTTCTACTAAATTCATTTGTAAGTTATCATAGTCAAGAAACTCTTTTCCTCTTTGAACTGTAAACATTATTCCTTGTTCAGTACAGTCTAATAAATATTTCTTTAACTTTCCTTCTCTTTGGCAATCAATACCGTGCATACATTCTGCTACAGTTGCTGCATTCAGTTTCCAAACTTTTCCAAAAAGTTCGCCCATTTTTCCATTTAAGTATATTGTTCTTGTCATTTTGGCTCTACTATAATATATTCCTTTTGTGGATAACCTATAATTAAATAAGGTATATTCACCGCATTACAATTGTTCACATCATAAATACTTGCTTTTAAATTTTTTTGATTGTAATGACTATGCACTACATATAATATTTTTGAAGTAAGTTGATATTGAACAAAAACCTTTGGGTCAATTTCAAAGTCATCTTTATCTTCGGAAATATTTTGACATAAAATCCATTTTTCTACGTCATTTTGTTGGACTACAAGTCCGCACATTTCCCTGGGGGCAGCTTTCTTTGCCGCTTCATACATCTCGTCTAAAAATTGCATTACGAGAATTTCTTTGAACCTGGGAAACCTCCAAAAGGTAATACTACCTCTGTGCTTGGGTTTGCTTTCCCTGTTGAAGTTGCAGTTCCTACAGATATAGGATCAAATCCATATCTCATTTTACAACCTGTTAGTGTCTTGGAGCATACGTCTCCTGGCTCCCAATAATCTCCAAACTCTGGAGTTTGTCCCACAGAAGTCTTTTTTGCTTTCCATAGTTTTGTTAAACCTCCAGATGTATATCTTACATAATCATTATACCTATCATCTGTGTAGGCATAATAAGTTGTTGAAGCACTGTAAGTATCCCAAACTCTAATTCTTTTTACTTTTGCATTACTGTCGCTCAAAGTTCCTGGAGAACTACTTGTTGTTATTGCTTGCCAATAATTTGCAACTGTAGTACTGTCAGCAGAAGTATCTATACTTCCATCTTTTTTTAATCTTCTTACTGACCCGCCTAAAGTAGTATTTGTAGTGTAGTAACTATTTTCTGATATACTACTTACTGAAGAAGAGAAGGTAATTGCTCCACTTTCTCCAGTTCCAGGAACTATATATTCATTGTCTAAATTTACTAAAGATATGTACTCGGTTGCTCCATTTAAAGAACTTTTATAAGCTGCTTTGTAATTGCTTTCTCTATTCCAAGTACATGCTCCTACTTTTTCATATTCATTTAGTGTATAATCTGCTCCTTGATAAATCCAAGGACAACCATTTGCTATAACTTGTCTTTTTGGTACAGTAATTCCTTGTAAATCATACGGAGTTGCACATTCAAAAGAAACTACAGTTTTTGTATGTGCTGATATTCTATCAAATATATAAACTTGTCTTGGAAATTCTACGGGAGGTGTACTATCTCCGCTTTCTCCAACTAAATACTTTTTTAAAGTTGTTCTTCTTGTTAACTTTGCTCCTAGTAAGTTTTCATAGTCTGTTATAGAATTTTTAAAAGTATTTGATATATTTGCAAAAGAAATTGTAGGTCGAGCACTTGTTCCTGAAGGATCATTTTTAAAGCCTTGAGCTTGTAAAGGAATTGCTGTATAAGTACGTATTGTTCCTCCTTCTTCTCTAAATTGAACAGTAGTTAAATCTTCTTCTACTCCTGAATGAAAATATACAGTTGTAGAAGTATCAAGTTCAAGTTCAAATAGTTCAATAAGTTCTGAACCTGGGTCTTGCTTTTGTAAATCTTTAACAATAAGGTCTGTCATGCTTCATATACTCTTCTAAAATTTGCTGTTGCACTATAAAAATCATCATATGCGTAAGTTTTTGTCCATTTCTCACATACAACTTTATACGTTGTTTCTCCGCCTCCAGCATTACTATCTGCAACTACATAGTCAAAAGCAGTTACACCTTTTAAACTTACAAAGAAAGCAATTATATCGTCTATTTCAGCTTTTGTTCTTGTTTTAAAACTCAAAGAAAAAGTTTGCTCTAAAGAATTTATTCCATTTGCTATTCTTTGTTCATATCCATCGCCAAAAGAAGCTAAAAGAACTCTTGGTGTTTCTGTTGAAGATAATCCTTTGTCTGGAACTATTTGTCTATTTCCATAAGATGCTGTTGTACTAAATCCTATTGCCATAATTCTTAAATTGGGCTAAGTAAGCCGCCGGGTCTTTGTTGTTCTGATATTTCTCTTGTTACTGCTACTTGAATTGCTTCTGCAAATGCTGAAGACTCTTCTGAAGATGTTTCAGTATCTCCTTCATTATTTATTACTATATTGATTGTGGAGTTTACAGGGCCTGCTCCTTTTCCTGAAAGTTGCACAGGAATCTTGTCTCCGTCTGGTAAAGGAACGATAGCTTCTCTTCCATGCATAAGTACATTGTAGCCTGAGTCAGGTCCATCTGCGATTCCACCTGCTGCGTATCCTTTTGAGTATCCTCCATATCTAGTAGTTGCGTCTGGTACTCCATAATCGGCATTAAATAAAGTGTCATTATCTGTCAATGAATTATATTCTCTTGTAGTGGCAAAATTAGACATCATATTAATTATCTGACCTGCCATACGTACTGCAAGTATTCTTTGCATTTCTTGAATAACTACTACTGCTAATTGTTTAAAAGCATCTTTTGCTTTTGTTGTTCCGTCTATAATACTTAGGAACATATCATCTAAACCATCTCGG